TATTAAACGCTGCGTTAGGTTCTACGTTAGGAAAGGTCATAGATGCTCCAGTATTTCCCTGAGCATGCTGCTCTCTTAACCCCACCTCTTGTTGTTCCGGGGTGTTAGCAGTCATCATATCCTGCTCAGGTTGTAAAAGTTGCGACACATCCCCACCTCGTGAGGCGTGCGCATATAGATCCACTACACTTCCCTTGAAGTTGGATGCTTTAGCTTGGTTAAGTATGTCTCTACGTCGCTTATTGTCCAGCATCCTTGTTCTTATTATGATTAGCCTCTCTTTGAATAGAGTTCTTTTCTCTGTCAATATTGTTCTTATCCGAGTCTACTCCTAACTTCGCATCTAACTCTTTCTCTTTAAGATCTAAGTCACGCTGCTTTAGCTCAAACTCTTGCATCATTTTCTGTAGATTGAAACTGTTACCCTCAGGGTTTTGGCTCGCCTCTGCGCCTATCAATGCTATCTCTATATCTTTTTGTCTGTCCTTTTCCCTGTCTAAAGACTCTTGCTCAGCTTTCATTTGATCCGCTTGAACCTGCATCTGCTGTGCTTCTTGAGCCGCCTTTTGTTGCGCAGCCTCTAACTCTTCTGCAGCTTTTTCTGCTTTTTTAAGTTTAGATTTAATCTGAGGGAAACTATCAGAGTCTAGCATGTCAGCTACTGTAGAAGCTTTCGTACCATTCTGCACCATCGCCTGCGTTAAACCTTTAATTTGATCTAACTTCATCTGATCCTTACCTGCATCAGACACGAATATACCATAATTAGATTCCATGTGAGACATAGATTCCAGATCTAGGTAATCTGTAGTACCGTCAGGCATTACAAACATAGCTTTCTTTCCTGTCAACCACGCCTCTTTTGAGTAATCTAACAATGCTTGTAAATCTCTTTGTTCGAGCCTACCAAACTTACGGAATAAGTCTTCTGTAATATGTGATGACTGTAGTATAGCTTGCTGGCTGGACGCTTTACCTTCGTAGGCTCCAATTTCACCTTGACGCTGTCTATTAACCCCAGAGAGTTTCTCCCACTCCTGCATAATAGAGTCTAAAAGTATTATATACTGCTGAATAGTCTTAATAGACATGTCCAGTACTGATTGGTGTTGAGGAGATAGTGTTACACCCTCTTTGTTGTAATCTACCCAAGCAATACCTGTACCTTCCACATAATGCATAAACTTATCCATGTCCCACTTCTTAGGAATCATGTTAATATCAAACTGAGCTACAATATCTTTACTTCTAGCGATTGCAAGCTCTAGTCTATACTTATATATGTTGTAATTAAGTTGAAAGGGAATACCTAGAGATACTAATGAAATATTGGTACTGTTCATATCAGAGTAACGTCTACCGTTAATGGGTAATTTGCACTTAGATGGATTATCTAGTGATGCTCTCTGGTTTTCCAAGGGATGTATGGCTACATAGAATCTTCCGTCCACTCTTGTTCCGCCCCAAACTTCATTTACCCACAACCACTTAAGGACTGCTCCACCTTCTTTCATCTCTAGGGGTAGTTTGTAGCCTTCTTCTACCTCTGTCTCTTCAACTTCCCCTGTTTCAGGATCTAAGTAAGAGACAAACCCTATACGTTTTCTAGATTTCCAATACACCTCTACAACCTCTATAAGTCTAGATCTGAAGCTATTACCATCAGACGTACTAGACGAATGCAGCAAATAACTATCACTTTCCGAATGCCTAGGTTGCTCAAGTTCGAGGATTTGCTCACCAGTTAGGGTGTCGTAGTAGTGATCTATAACTGTGGAAGCATGTACGTGCTTTCTAGATAGTGCCCAATCTCCATCTTCTACAAACTCTAAATCTGGATCTTTATCGTAGTCAATATCTATAGGATTAAGAACATCGTAAAAAGGCTCACTATGTCTAACTCCCCTATGCGTGTACACCTCACCAGAAACCAAGAAATGGAACCAAGCCTTTTGTATTTTGTCGTAAATCTCCTGATCTTGCATGATGAAGTTCATAGCATATTGCCCCTTAATGGCTCTATTATCTACATAACTATCTTCAAACTGCGCAGCAATATGCTCAGGCATTGGTATTTCCTCAGGCATCTGCCCGCCTTTCATTAACTCTGGGTTCTCAGCTGCCATTACCTTTAAGAATTGCATCTCAAGGTTTTTATATATCACCTGCTGCTTCGCTTTTTCCTTCTCTGATACAGTATCTGAATTCTGTACTGTAACAGTATAATTGAGTGGTCTTTTAGACTTCTCTCCTAATAAAAGGTCAATTATAGGTTTGATTATAGGATAATTACGCATTTTGGAAGGGAAATTCTTCCTCGTCTTACCGTAAGGTTTTAATACATAATCATAATCCGAGTCTTCAATTACCCCATTATAATAATCGTATAGAAGTTTCAAAGAATCCTTTCTACCACTAGTTCCATTGCTGGATAAGTTGATGAAAGCCTCTACGCAATCTTCTCTCCACTGTTTTGTTTTCTGTGACAGCGGTAACTTTTGCTGTGGTATATTTTCTCCTCCTACGTGCATACTACAAAAATAATTAATTTATGTTACATTCTGCGGTCTTCTGTAATTTTACAGTAACCTTTACATTATATCACTAATAATAATTGGAATCAAACCAAGAGTCTACCGCTCTATCGTCAAGGGATTCTCTAACCTCAGAGTTATATAACTCTCTAGTGTGGTACATTCCAACCATAAGTGACATTACCCTATCAAAGTTACCCCTGTGGTTAAACTTGATAAGCTCCTGAAGCAGCGCAAGGTCGTAAATCTTATGCATATTCAGCACAACTGTGCCGTCTTCTCCTTTACTTCTAACGGTATTAAGCCAATCCCGTATATACAATTCCCCTTGCCTCTTTCTAGGCTCAGTCATGTGCATCCCAAACTGTCTTTTTACCGTCTTACTTCTAAGATCCTTCTTGTCAAGCATTTCAAACTCCTCTTGAAGTCTGTGTAACTTCCGGTGCCTCCTAGCGTATGCAATAACCTCTCCACGGTCATTCTCAAATCCTATTTTAGCGTTATAATAATCTGCCAACATGAATATATTCCTATTATACTCATCCTGTGAATGAGGCCTGCCTACATAAGAAGCAACGATCATGTCATCGGGGGTAGATATATTGTTAACCCTTTTAAGCACATACGTAGATCCAAGTGAGGAAGAATCCGCCGATTGGTTCTGCCCGTATGGATCATGGCATATTACATACAAGTTAGCTGGTACTTGTTGTGCCTCAGTTTTATGTGGTGACTCGTATATAACAATTGCACCATTTAAGTTATCTTCTTTCCTGTGTGGATACCTAACAATAGGCTTAGCGTCCCCATCAATGGTGAACTCAACCTTATTACCCTTACCATGATACAATTTTCCGGCAGTACCTACTTTGTCTAGCTTATTCACTTTCACATTGTTATAATGCGCCTGTAAAGATGTTATATCAAATAGGTTTGCAGATACCTGTAGAGTAGCTTCCCTAGGATTCATAGGGTGTTCAGCAATATACTGATCTAAAGCTTTTGGGTCATTAGTCCCTTTCTTCTTTATCCGGTTTCCCTCTTCAAATTCTCTAGCAGCTTCCCTGTTAGAGTTACCATCTGCATCTATAAACCCTTCTAAGTTCTCTTCAATAGGAACAAAGTGTCCACACATGGTACCGGCTGCACCGTCATCCCACTCATTAGCCACTTCTAGACAGTCATATGACGCAGGGTTATAAAACAGTTCTTCCATCCCCTCAAAATCCGCTCCTTCTGTACCACCAGTACCAAAAGCAACCATGGTACCAAGAGTGTTAGCTCCTTGACGCATAGTAGGCATTGCAACTTCCCAAGCTTTTAACAGCCCAGGCAAAGCACCTGCTTCTTCAAAGAAGATTAGCTCACCAGCCTTACCTCTTACCTTGTCAGGATTATCTTTTAGAGATACACCTATAATCTGAGACTTCATTCCCAATTCAACATCTGCCCCGCCTACATTCTTCTTATAGCCGGACATCTTGTGCATCTCTCTATCTCTAAGCCTTGGTTGAGTCCAAGCAGTGTTATCATCTACGAATGAGAGTATTTCCCACGCCTTAGATAGTAGCCCATCCCCAATTATATATTCTTTCTGCCCAGCAAATACGTAATTCTTACTATTCCTTACATGGAAGTAGTTTCTAGCTAACATTGCTGCTGCCTTATATGAATATCCCTTACGTCTAGCCTTCAGAACAACTAAATGCTTATTTGTTTTCCTACATACATCCAGAGAGTTGAAGTATTTACAATCTCCATCATAAAATGCAGGAAAGGACCTATCACGCCTAGCGATCACAGTCCCATCAGGTAATGTCTCCTTTACAGATCTATCTATTGGGCAATAGTTTAGGTAGAAGTAATGGTTCCCCGTTACCTTCATACCTTCTAGCTCATACCCATACAAGCACCTAGTCTTTTCTTCATCCCAGAAATCAAAGTATGCTTGCGTACCCTCCAGCGCACTGGTATAGTGGCCATCCCGTATATATTCGGTAGCCCTTAAGCTTAATGCAGCGGTGTTCTTATACATTGCTTATTTTAGCAAGTTCATCACACCTCTCGTAGTTCTCCATATCTGAATAATGGTCTATTAAGACCTCTATAATATGCGTAGGAGCATTAAAGTTCAACGCTAACATTGGAGCTGTCGTCTTTGTAAACGATTCCAAACTTTTCTTCCCAGTAACTACTAGGTATGCATTATCCATAGCTTCATTATATTCCCCTATGTCTTCTATAAAATCCATTACTGACTATATTTATTTGTAACTACTCCACCTCTATTGGCAGACTTAGCTTGTTGATCTTTCTGTACTTGCGATTCTAATTTAGATAACCCATCTACGACATCTGCCATTTTAGATAAGTTAGTTATCAGATCCTTGGCGCTATACAGAGGTTTACCGTTATCATCCATTGCTGTTAAATCAATGATCTCTAGATACACCTTAAGTTTACTCACCGCAGATCGTGCAGCTTTTAGCAGCTTGACAGCCGTAGTCTCTGACAATTCGTTATATTTAACGCAAGCATCTTTAACAACTTTATCTGCATTCCAGTTTATATCAAATAAGCTAGCCGCTACTTCTGCTTCACGTATATCATGAGCATATGCAGCAAATGGAGAATTATGATCGCATAAGTGATATATATATGCTAACTCCTTGTTCCCATTCTTTCTTTTAGCCACCACTGCAAACTCCTTAATCAAAAGAGTGTACGCAGAAGGTACCACTTTCTTATCGCTTACT